CAGGCGTTGCTGGATGTCGTCAGTCGATACCTCAGCGACGATGACCGTCGTCCGGTTGCCGATCGGTTAACGGTGCAATCGGCGACGGTGCGGCCGTATCAGGTCGATGCGGTTCTCTATCTCGCCACAACCGGTCCAGAAGCGGAGCCCATCCGCGAAGCAGCACAAGCGCGACTAGTCACATTCATCAGCCAACGCCGGCGCTTGGGCGTAGAAATCTCCGAGTCGGCCATTCATGCCGCCCTGCATGTCGAAGGCGTGCGCAAGGTTGTCCTCAACAACTGGACCGATATCTCTCCGAGCGAAGCTGAGGCTGCTTATTGCACCGGGTATAGCGTGGCCATTGGTGCGCTGTCATGACGAACCTCTTGCCGCCGAACGCCAAGCAACTGGAACGGCTTGCGGCCGAGGCACTCGCGCAAATAGAGCGTGTGCCGGTTCCGATCCGGGATTTGCTGAACCCTGATCGATGCCCGGTGCAGCTTCTGCCCTACCTCGCCTGGGCATTCTCCGTCGATCGCTGGGACAGCACCTGGTCGGAGGCCACCAAGCGCCAGGTCATTAAAGGGTCTTACTTCATCCACTCCCGCAAGGGAACGATCGGAGCACTGAGGCGTGTGGTCGAGCCTTTGGGTTACCTGATCGAAGTTGTCCAGTGGTTCAACACCGTGCCCGAAGGAGTACCTGGCACCTTCGCGCTGAAAGTCGGCGTATTGGACACCGGCATCAGCGAGGAAATGTATCAGGAGCTGGAGCGCTTGATCGACGACGCCAAGCCCGTCTCCCGCCATCTGACCGGCTTGGCGATCAGCCTCGAATCAAACGGAAATTTAGATATCAGCGTCGCCTTATACGAAGGCGATGAAATCGACGTTTACCCGCCGGTGATGCGTGACATCGAGGTCACCGGAACCATCGGCGTGGTTGGCCGCGAACACTCCATAGACACCTTGGACGTTTATTATGATTGATGCGAATTCGCAGTTTTTTGCGATCCTCACAAATGTGGGGATGGCCAAGCAGGCGAACGCCGACGCGCTCGGCATTCCCTGGATGATCACCGAAATGGGTGTAGGTGATGCCAACGGCACCGACCCGATCCCCAGCGCGACACAAATCCACCTGATTAACGAGTGGCGCCGCCGGCCGTTGAATCAACTCAAGGTCGACCCGGCCAACGCGGCGGTGATTATCGCCGAGCAGGTGATCCCAGCGGACGAGGGCGGTAAGTGGATTCGCGAAATCGGGCTGTATGACGCGGACGGGGATCTGGTGGCGGTGGCCAACTGCGCGCCGAGCTTCAAGCCAGTGCTGTCGCAGGGATCCGGGCGTACCCAAGTGGTGCGGATGAATTTCATCGTGTCCAGCACGGGCAACATCACGCTCAAGATTGACCCGTCGGTGGTGCTGGCGACCCGCGAATACGTTGATAGCAAAGTTCTGGAAGAGCTGAACAAGCTCGACAGCAAGCAATCGGTGTTGGTCGCGACCACGGCCAATATCGCGCTGGCGGGTCTTCAGGTGATCGACGGTGTTTCGGTGCCGGCGGGCGCGCGGGTGCTGGTGAAAAACCAGACAGTGGCCAAGGACAATGGCATTTGGATCGCCGCTGCGCCGTTCTGGACGCGGGCGACGGATGCCGACACCAATGCCGAAGTGACGTCGGCGCTGGTGGTATCGGTAGAGCAAGGCGCTACGCTGGCCGACTCTCGTTGGCAGCTGGTTACCGATGGGGTGATTGTCCTGGGCACCACGGTCCTGACGTTTCAGGACGTCACTCAGGGTTATGCGCCGATCAACTCCCCGGCCTTGCTGGGCACTCCAACAGCACCCACGCAGGCCCAGTTCGACAAGTCGCTCAAGTTAGTAAACTCCGCGTTCCTCAAGCGGGCGGGGGTTGAGTACTCAGTTTTCAACTCCATAAGCGCCACCACGGTTTTAACGAACACAAGTATTGGTGGCGTAGTTAGCGCGTCTTCTGCAACGCCGATCAACGTGACGTTGCCACCCGCAGTCGGCGTACCGGATGGGGCAACTGTAGAAGTGGTCAATGCCGGTAGTGGGGCGGTAACCATCTTGGCCTCTGGTGGCGATACGCTGACCGCGCAAGGCGGTAGCGTGGTGCCGGTCGTGCTGGCTCTCGGAGATAACGCCTATTTCATCAAGGTGAGTAGTGAGTGGCGTTTGCGCGGTGGTTCTATTTCGCTCAAGTACGCGGCGATATTTTCCGGCGCAAACTGGACAACGCCAGCGCAGTTCGATAACACCCAGAAATTCGCTACGACAGAGTTTGTTCAGCGGGCGCTAGGCAGCTTTGCTGGTATTACTGGGTATGCGGCCACAGGCACAATTACCCTGACTGCGGCCGATATTGGCAAGCATGTTGTCGTCAACAACGCGACCACAGTCGTCCTTCCGGCCGCCAGTTCCGTCGCCCCTGGCGCGACTTTGCATATCCTGGTTTCAGGAGTGACCGACGCAACCGTCACTCGCGCGGGCGCAGATTTAATTACTCGAAATGATGGGCAGAACGTAAGCAGCATGCTGTTAAAAGCTAACACTGCGATAAGTCTTAGGCAGGGTAATGGCGGCGCGAATTGGATTGTTTGTGGGGGCGATGCGAGCCTAGCGTATTCACCGCTTTTCGGCTCAGCGTTGGCGGCTAACGACTACCAGAGGCTACCCGGCGGACGGATTATTCAGTTTGGAACTATTGCAGGAAGTGCTGCCGGGCCAGTTCCGTTTTCCTTCCCAATTGCTTTCCCGGTGGCGCTGGATAGCCTGGTGTTAAGTGTTGCAGTTACTCCTGGCTCGAATGGGATTTTTGGTTCCTTAGAGAGCCAGTCCCGTACTGGTGCCTCCTATCAAGCCTGGTCATCAACATCCACCCGAGTAGCGTTGAATTGCTACTACGTCGCAATCGGCCGGTAAGGAGAAACTTCATGTTCACTTCAAAATCTACTCGCGGTTTTTACGATCCAGAGTTTCATGGGGAACGCTTGATCATGATTCCAGATCCTGCTTGGATCAGGCCGAAATTGGATATCGTCATACAGCCAGGTGAGTCGGCGTGGATTGACGGCGAGCTGATCGAGAACACCGGGGGTGAACCGATAACACTCCGCCATGTTCCCGATATGAGCGCAACCCCGGACACACTGCAGGTCGCTAACCCGGCCTGCTTGATCCCCGAGGACGCAGTAGAAATCACTTCTGCATACCATGCTGAGCTGCTGGTGGGGCAGTCGGAAGGCAAGGTTATTGCCTGGGGTGATGATGGCCACCCGGTACTGGTTGATCCGCCGCCGCCCTCCTCAGAGGGCTTGGCAGTGATTGAGCGTGTATGGCGTGACGGTCAGCTTGCGGTGACTGACGGTGTCGTTTCGCGTCACCGTGATGAGCTGGAAGAGGGTCAAGTAACCACGTTGACTCCCGCGCAGTACACCGAGCTTCAAGCGTACCGCCGCACCCTGCGCAACTGGCCGGAAGCGGGCGAGTTCCCGCTGATTGAACACCGGCCTACTACCCCACCATGGCTGACTGAACTGTTCCATTAACGTCCTCTCTAGGGCGTCTTTGCTCCTGCGCCCTGTAGTTCCTTTCCGTACAACCCCCCGCGCTCGTCCAACCAACGCGCGCGCGTCACCCTGCGTTTCATTGTCACCCACGCGCAGGTTCTCCCCATGCCAACTGATTATCACCACGGCGTCCGAGTTGTCGAAATCAACGAAGGCACCCGCCCGATCCGCACCGTCGCGACTGCCGTCGTCGGCATGGTCTGCACCGCCGAAGATGCCGACCCGATCGCGTTCCCTCTGAATCGTCCAGTACTGCTAACCGACGTGCTTACCGCCAGCGGTAAGGCCGGTGTCCAGGGCACGCTCGCAAAAAGTTTGGATGCCATCGCTGACCAGGCCAGCCCGATTACCGTCGTCGTTCGTGTCGCCGAAGGCGCGGACGCTGCGGCGACCACCACCAATGTGATCGGCGGCGTTTCTCCCAGCGGACAGTACACCGGACTCAAGGCTCTGCTGGCTGCGGAAGCGCAGCTGGGCGTGCGACCGCGCATCCTCGGCGTACCTGGCCTCGACTCGCTGGCGGTGGCTACCGAACTTGTCCTCACCGCACAGAAGCTGCGTGGGTTCGCTTACGCCAGCGCCTGGGACTGCGAAACCGTCTCCGACGCCATCGCCTACCGAGAAAACTTCGGTGCCCGTGAGCTGATGACCATCTGGCCGGATTTCGTGAACTGGGACACCGCGCTGAATTCCGACGCGCCGGCCTCGGCGATCGCCCGAGCGTTGGGCCTGCGCGCCAAGCTCGATGAACAGGTCGGCTGGCACAAAACCCTTTCCAACGTGGCAGTAAATGGTGTGTCCGGACTGAGCCGGGACATCTACTGGGATTTGCAGAACCCGGCCACCGACGCCGGCCTGCTGAACGCGGCGGATGTCACCACGCTGATTCGTCGCGAAGGCTTCCGCTTCTGGGGTTCGCGCACTTGCAGCGACGACCCACTGTTCGCCTTCGAAAACTACACCCGCACTGCCCAGGTATTGGCCGACACCATGGCTGAGGGCCAATTCTGGGCGATCGACAAGCCGATGCACCCAAGCCTGGTCCGCGACATCGTCGAGGGTATCAACGCCAAGTTCCGCGAACTGGTACGCCTTGGCTACCTGATCGGTGGCGAGTGCTGGTACGACGAAGCAGCCAACGACAAGGACACCCTCAAGGCCGGCAAGTTGTACCTGGACTACGACTACACGCCGGTGCCGCCTCTGGAGAATCTGGGGCTTCGCCAGCGCATCACCGACCGCTACCTGGTCGACTTCGCCAGCCGCGTCAACGCCTGATATCCATTCATTCGCGCGGCGTTGGCCGCGCCTTTAGGAGAGCGCCCACATGGCTCTGCCCAAGAAGCTCAAGAACATGAACTTGTACAACGACGGCGTCAGCTACGTCGGTGCGTGCAAGAGCGTCACCCTGCCCAAACTCGCCCGCAAGCTCGAAGCCTTCCGGGGCGGCGGTATGGATGGAGCAGTGAAGGTCGACCTGGGACATGGCGACGACGGCATTCAGCTCGAATGGACCCTCGGTGGCTGGGACCTGACAGCGCTGCGCCAGTACGGTGCGGTATCGGCGAGTGGCGTCATGCTGCGCTGGGCCGGTTCTATTCAGCGTGACGACACCGGTGAAGTTTCAGCCGTGGAGGTGGTCGTGCGCGGCCGGCACGAAGAAATTGACATGGGCGACTCGGAAAGCGGTGAAGACACCGAGCACAAGTTCACCACCACCTGCAGCTATTACAAGCTGACGATCGACGGCAATGAAGAGATCGAGATCGACTTGCTCAACTTCATTTTCAAGGTCGACGGCAAAGACATGCTGGCAGAACACCGTAAGGCGATCGGCCTGTAATCCCAGCTTTCCCCGCCGGCTCGTCCGGCCCCTCACTTTCAAAGGATTTCGACATGAGCACCTCCCAAAAAAACGAAGCTGCAGACGCACCAGTTGAGAAGAATCCAAACCGCCCTGTCATCACCCTGGACACACCGATTATCCGAGGCTCGACAGAAATCACCGAGGTGACGCTGCGCAAACCCGTCTCCGGCGAGTTGCGCGGCGTTTCTTTGACTGACCTGTTGCAGATGGACGTCCTCGCACTGCGCAAGGTCCTTCCGCGCATCACCACGCCGACCCTCACCGATCACGACATTGGCCTGATGGATCCGGCCGACCTGGTGCAGATGGCCACCGAGGTTGCCGGTTTTTTGCTGCCGAAGTCGGCGAAGGTGGATGCATCCCTCGTTGCGTAGATGACGCGATGGCGGATATCGCCGTGATTTTTCACTGGGGGCCAGCGGAGATGGATCCGCTCCCCCTGACCGAACTGATGGAATGGCGCGAACGCGCTCGTAAACGAAGTGGGGCGAAGGATGACTGACAAGCTGCGGCTGGAATTTCTGCTGTCCGCGATAGACAAGGTCACCGCGCCCCTCAAACAGATCAGTGCGGGGAGCAATGCTACGTCTCGCGCCTTGAAAGCGGCGCGGGACCAGCTGAAGGAACTCAACGCCCAGCAGTCCAACATTTCCAGCTATACCCGCCAGAAGGAAGCCGTCCGCCAATCCTCCGAGGAACTGGCCCGGGCGCAGGACAAGCTACGCGGCCTGCGCGAGCAGCTGCAGAAGATGGACGCCCCCACTGCTGCTTTCCAGAAGGCATTCGTCAACGCCTCCGCCTCCGTGGAAAAGCTGACCAACAAACACACCGCTCAGCGATCGGAGCTGCAGCGCCTGATTCCTCTCATGAAGTCCACCGGTGCTGACACGCGCAACCTCGGCACCACCGAGCGCCGCCTAAAAACCGAGATCGAGGCGGCCAACAAAGCCATCCAGTCACAGCGGGAACGCCTCTCTGCGCTCGCCAAACAGCAGGAACGGGTGTCGAAGGCGCAGAGAAATTATTCCAAGGGCAAAGAGCTCGCCGGCAACGCCGCTGTTGCCGGCGCGAGCGCAGGTGCGGTGGGAGCGGCAGTCGGCTTACCGATCGTAGGAATGGTCAAAGATTATTCTCGTTTTGAAGATGCCATGGCCGGTGTTGCCAAACAGGTCAACGGCGCCCGGGACGACAACGGTCAGCTCACCCAGACCTATTACGACATGGGAGCGGCCATCAAGAAGATGTCCGAAACCATCCCCATGGCGACTACCGATATCGCCGCGCTGGTGGAGGGCGGTGCGCGAATGGGCATCCAGGGTAAAGACGACCTGCTGGAGTTCGCCCGCGTCGCGGCGACTGCCGCGACGGCTTTCGAGTTACCTGCTGACCAGGTCGGCGAAAGCCTGGCGCGCATTGCCAGTCTCTACAAATTGCCCATCAAGAACGTCAGCCAGCTCGGCGACGCGATCAACTACCTTGACGACAACGCGATGTCGAAGGGTGGAGACATCATTGAAGTCATGCAGCGCACGGCAGGTATTACCGCGTCGGTCGGCATGTCATTCAAG